GGGAAGTCCAGAAAGAACAGATGTTGGTGTTACAGTTAAAAATCTTTTGATGCCTGAACTTAAGTTAGCCAGACAAATAAAGATTGAGTCAATATCTGAAGCAATAAATGTTGGTAATTTATTTTTTAGAAAAGTTCCTCCAATAAGGAATGAGGGCATATACAGAATGGATAAGTTGTCTCATATAGGTGATACTCATGATAACACATGGGAGACTGAGATTCATGGGAGGGTATTCTAATGTCAGACAGCAGAATACAACTGGAGAACTTGATTAACACAGGTGTAGACACAGCTTTGAAAGAGGTGCATACATGTTTACCAGCTGTAGTCACAGCCTTCAACCCAGCCACACAACTAATTGATGCACAGCTAACTATCAAGCGGAAAATTGATGGCGAAGAAAAAGACTTACCAAAATTGGTAGATGTCCCAGTTAGATTTTTCAAGGTGCTGAACTTTTCATTCACTATGCCCATAGCAGTTGGTGATTATGTATTGATAATTTTTGCTGAAAGGTCTATAGACCAATGGCTACAAGATGGTGGTGTACAACCCGCTAATGATATTAGGCGTCATTCATTGAGTGATGCTTTTGCTATCCCTATGATGTATGACCAGACTGGTGTGATTACTGATTTCAATATTGATGATGCTGAGATGAGGAGTACAGATGGGCTAACAAAGGTAGCCATCAAAAAAACAGGAGGCATCAAGCTCACAGGGGATGTAGAGGTAGCTGGTACAATAACAGCAACAGGTGAAATAACAGGGAATGGAAAAGCTTTATCTACACACAACCATCCTCCTGGAACATACATAGATGCTGAGGCAAGAGCAATAACAGGCAACTCAGGAGTACCAAACTAATGGATATATATTTTAATGCACTTCATGATATAACACTTGATGGTGGGGACTTGAGGTTCACTGCTACTGCTGCAGAAGATGTCAAGCAAAGGCTAACTATCAGATTGCAATTTTTGCTTGCTGAGTGGTTTCTTGATACCTCTGTTGGTATACCATATACACAGGCAATCTTTGAGCCATCTACTGAAGAGGAGCAAATTTATTTATTTTTTAGGGATGAAATAAACAATACAGAAGGGGTTGAGATAATAAATAATTTAGATTTAGTGATTTCTCGTGATGAAAGAATGTTGGCTATCACAGTGGAAGTCAACAATGGAGTAACAGTGGAGGTAACTACATAATGACTTTTGGATTAACTTCAACAGGGTTTAATCGTAAAAGATTAGTAGATGTTAAAGCAGAGATTGAAAGCTCTCTAAAGGTAATATTTGGTGATGACATAGACCTTGATTCTCAAAGTGGTTTTGGTCAGCTTATTGGCCTATTTGCAGAAGCTTTTGCAGACCAGTGGGAATCACAGGAGACTGTTTATAATTCTGAATACCCTTCTACTGCACAAGGAGTCCAACTGTCAAATGTGGTGATGTACAATGGCCTTGATAGACAGGAGGAACAAAAGTCTTCAGACACACTAACAATTATTGGGGCAGAAGGCACAGTGATACCTGCAGGAAGTAAAGCAGCAACTTCAATCACTGGTGAAAAGTTTGTTACCTTATCTGAGGTGACTATCCCAGTCAATGGGACTATTGATGTTGAATCAGAGAGTGAAAATTTTGGTGTGATCATTGCATCAGCTGGCTCAATAACAGTAATCAGCACACCTATATTTGGGTGGACATCAGTTACTAATGCCCTTGATGCTGAGCTGGGCAGAGAAGAAGAAACTGATGCTGAGTTAAGAACCAGAAGAGAAGGATCAGTGCAATCTTCTGGGCAAAATTTAACAGATTCTTTATTTGGCCAGCTACTCAATATTGATGGTGTTGATGATGCTGTAGTAATTAGTAATGGGACAGATGGTACAGTTGGAGGCATCCCAGCACACCAATTTGAGTCAACAATCCTTGGTGGGGATGATGATGAAATTGCTGAAGTGATATGGAATAACACACCACAAGGTATTTCATCTTTTGGGGATGAAACTGTTGAAATAACTGATTCACAGGATTTTCCGCAAGATGTAAAGTTTACAAGGCCAGCTAATATAGACATTTATTTTGCTATGGATATCACCACTGATACAAGTTTCCCAGCAGGTGGTGCTGCTGATATAAAAGAAGCTGTTGTATCATATGGGATAGCAAATTTTAAAATTGGTGAAGATGTTATTATGTCAAGCTTTTATGTACCAATAAATACAATACCTGGTGTGACTTCAATTATCTTAACTATTGGTTTATCTTCATCACCAGTTGGCACTTCAAATATAGTGATAGCAGCTGATGAACGGTCTAACTATGATGTAACACAAGTGGAGGTGAATATTGTCTGATACACCTACTACAAAAGCATTGAATAGATTAGCATACCAATTTTCAGATAGTGAAACTTTTAAGAGCTTCTTGACTTGCTTTCTTGAGCAGGCAGATGATTTGGAGGCCTCAAATCTACAACTGCTCACAGAGAGGTATCTTGAAACTGCTATAGGTGCCCAACTTGATGGGATTGGTGAAATTGTTGGTCTTGAAAGGCCTAATAATATAACAAATAATGCTGGAGCTTTTGGGTTCTTTGCTGATGCTACTGCTGAAAGCTTTACTACACTTGGTGATTTAGATAAGGGTGGGCCATTCATAAGCATAAGAGTAAGTGGCAACAAGATTGATGATGAAGCATACAGGCTATTAATCAAAGCAACTATTTTTAAAAATGTAAGTAATATGACAGTGGAAAGCACACTATCCTTAATATCTTTTACATTTGGTGGTGTGATGGTTCGGTATATATTACCAGAAAACTTAAAGCCAGAGTATACTATTAGCACAGAAATAGGTGCATTTGAGGCTTTGCTTATTGAGTTATTACCTACTTTGATTGGGCTTGGCCCAGTTAAATATATTTCAGCACAAGAAGATCCTTTTGTGTTTGCTGAAGACACTGATAGTAATGGCCTGGGCTTTGGAGACATTAATGATTCAGCATTAGGTGGTCACTTTGCAAAAATTTTATAAAAGGAGAAATTGATGGCTATATCAAAACCAACTGTTAGTGTTGAGTGGGATGCCAATCAGGAGAACTATGTTGAACCAGATCAAAATCACAAAGATGATGGTTGGCTGATTCCTGGTGGTGACCCAGAAAAACCACCTCTGGAAACTTTTAACCACTGGATGAACTCTATGTACTTGTGGAAAGAGTACTTTGAAGAGAAGCTTGATACAATCCAGGAAGGCTCCACTGCTGATTTTGTGGCAGGAACAATAATGCTTTTTGGTGCTGCTACTCCACCTGTGGGTTGGACAAGAAAAGCTGATTGGGTTAACAATTCCATGTTAGTTTATGCTGCAACTGGAGTTTTGGCTGCTGGAGGTGCTTTTAATCCAAAAAATGTGCACAGACACACTGGGCCAAATCACTCACACACAATGGGAGACCATACACACACTGGGCCAAGTCACTCGCACTCTGGGCCAAATCATAGCCATGATGTTGCTGTACCACGAGCTGGGTGGGGAGCAGAGGGAATATCAATTTCTGGTAACCTTGGTGTAACAGCTTCAGGATCTGATACACGACAAATGGACACTGCTTCAAGGACAATTGGTACAGGCAATGCTGGAACAGGAAGCACAGGTACTTCTGGAACAGGAAATACTGGTGCACCAAATGACAATAACACAGACTCTGCAGGCACTGGAAATACTTCAAACAGCACAGAGCCTATTTATCAAGAGGTCATAGCTGCCACAAAGGATTGATATGAGACCATGTATAAGAAATTTAAAATGTTTTAAAAAAGGTTGCCCAGAAAAAAAGTGGACTGAGGCAAACCAAGATGGTTGTCCTGCTTGGGAAACTATGATCATTTCAACAACTGAAAATCCTTTAAAGAAAGAAAGTATTTCTGATTGTTTAGATATCTTATTATTCAAACTTAAGTTTAATGAGCTTGCTCTTATGGAATCTGGAGTTATGGCAACAGAGTCTTTTAGGAATGGGATGACTGAGAAAGTTGGGGATGAGATTGTGCCAAAAATAGATAGGGGGATAAAACAAATTTTGTCTTTGACTACTAAAATCCCAAAACAAATAGGAGGAAGTAATGGCTAAACCCAGTGATCTACCAGCATGGGACACAGCAGAAACTAATACAGAAGAACCAGATGCCAACAGGCAACTAAGCGGGTGGCTTGCTCCTGGGGGCATACCAGAAAAGCCAAATTTCCAATACTTTAACTGGTGGATGAATAATGTTTATAAGTGGATAAACTATTTTGAGGAAGAAACTGAAACTGGTGAGTGGACAGGGGGTTTTACAGCACTTGGAGGTGGCACCATAACTATAGGTGCAAACAATACTGGTACCTATAAATTAGATAATGGTTGGTGTACTTTAGTTGGGCATTTTGATGTCTCTGCAGTATCAGGGCCATCTGGTTTATGGGTATTAACTGGTCTGCCTTTTGCTTGTGCGCCTGGTAATAGACATCAAGCAGCTGCTACAGTCAGAGTATCAGGATTAAGTGCTCCCTTGGCTGGTTCTGAGAAAGGCCATATAAATGATGGTAGTTCTTCTGTGTCTATTACAAATAGCAATGGACAAACACAGGCTGACATTGCTAATCTGGTGACCACATCTACTGAAATAGAAATAAATGTTTGCTACCCAATAGCATAAGAGGTGATAAATTGGAAAAAATAATAATAAAAGGTCGAGTGTTACCGGATTTATTTTTTATGGTAAATGAAAAAAGAACCACTTTATTTTTTGATGAAGGTGAGTTTATTAAAAAAGAAAACCACAGAAGAGTATTGACACCAGACATGGACACCACAGATTTTGCAGAAAGTATAAAGGTATTAACAGATGAATACTGGACAGAAGAAGTCATTCAAAACTATAAAGATTCATTAAAGGAGGTAGTAAATTGAAAGAAAAGTTTTTAGCATTTTTAATTGGGCAGGTGGTAAAGTCATTAACCCCAGAGTTAGCAAAGGAATTTGCAAGCAAGGTGATTGATTTTGCTGAGGAGAAGGTATTGGGAACAGCATCAAAAGTTGATGATGCTTTAGTGTTGCCTGTGCTTGAGATGGTAAGAAA